GATGCTCTATGCCGATATGAGTATCTTTGAATTCCTTGATTATGTAGCCGACACCGCAAAGAAACACGATGCGCAACAAACTACTATTGTCGACTCATTCAAGGAGCCTCCAACCTTGTCACAGTATGCCCCACGTGCAACCACCTTGAACAAACATGCACCTGTGACTTCGAACCTCATTTTGGCGAGCGAATAGCCACAACACTCGCTGCCAAGTTGTCCTCTAGCTCTCTAGAGATTCGAAAGATGAAACTACAAGCTGAGACTAAGATTGAAGATTTTTCGGTAAAAGCATTGCTTGCCGGATTTGAATATTTTCATGATTCGCCTTATGCTGTGTGGACGTCTTACATCCCCGAGTCTCTAATGGACAATGATTTCGTAAAAGCTGGTATTCTGTATGCCGGCTCTGATTGGATTGGACAGGAGGTCAAAATGTATGTCCGTAATTATGCAGTTATCACTCTTCTGCACACATACTTGGCCTATTGTCTCAATGTCAAATTCGCTCTTTTCATTTTTACCATTTGTGTCACGTACTTTGCTATCTGCTATTCCGGTCTTGTAGAAGCAAAGAAACGAGCATACTTGGAGGAAATTCATAAGCGAAGGGGGGTTCTACCCGAACTCTTCAAATCCGTCCGTGATAAGCACGTTAATTACGCATGCGGAGCCTTCGCCTCCTTGGCTGTAATCTACGCGGTGGTTAAGGTTGTCAAGGCCCTACGGACTACACTGTCCGTTCAGGGTTCCTTGGCCCCCAAATCCATCCAAGAAGTTCAACAGCGCGACAAGGAAGAGAATGTGTGGAAAAAGGAAATGAAGACTACTTCCGGTAATACGAAATGGCTAACTAGCTCTGATGCGGCATCCAAGCGTATCTACAAGAGTGCAGGTCAAATCGTAATTGGAAATCAGTTTTCTGGCGCTTTCGCAGTGACCACCAACGTCATTGCAATTCCTTTCCACTTTCTTCCCACGGAAACGTCAGTAGCGCAACTTTCACTTGGAACTCGTGTCATGAAGTTTGTACTTAATCCAGACTCATGTGTACGTGTTGGTGAAAGTGATCTTGCATTAGTGTATGTTGCTAATACAGGACCGTTGCGTAATACTGTCGAATTCTTCCCTCAAACACACCATCGAACCCCCACTCAAGCTACTGTCTACGGATTAGATAGTAAAGGAGACAAGTTCTCTTCTACTATTCTATGGAATTTTGTGTCAGGAGTTAGTAATGGGAGGTATGTATTCAACGGCGCATATTATGACCTTACTGGTATGCAGTCGTTTGCTGGAATGTGTATGTCGCCTATCGTTGCTAAAACCACAAAAATTGCAATTGTAGGCTTTCATATTGGAGGAGTTACAGGCACATCGAAGGGATGTGGTGTAGCTGTTTTGCAAGACGAGCTGACATTTGCGATCAAGCAATTGGCAGCACAAAGCAAAACATTCGTGTTGGGACCGCAAGCTTCTGAGTTACAGGATGTTGTAGCTGGGAAGAATATTGTGGTTTCCGAAGGGGTTCGCAACACATGTCCTACGAACTATTTGGACTCTGATGCGGCCGTGGAAGTATATGGATCTGTGGTGAGGGGGAAACAATACGATTCTAATGTTGTCCCCACCGTTATTTCGGATATTGTCGAAGAAGTGACGGGTGTTCCCAATCAGTGGGGACCTCCCAAGTTCACACAACCCAGAGTACGTGAAGATGGGTCTGTGGACCAGCAGAGGTGGAAGCCGTGGTGGGCTTCATTGTCAACGTGTTCCAAACCATCCATTGGATTTGATCCTGTAAATGTTGAACAGGCCATGGATGATTACTTGGTGGAACTTAAGGAAACGTTTGATTCTCAAAAAACACTATGGGAGACACAAATGCGTCCACTAGACAACGTGGAGATTGTGTCCGGAATCGATGGACTCAAGTTTGTGGATTCTATGAATGCATCAACCTCAATGGGATATCCCATCGGAGGGCCCAAGAGTAATTGGCTTGTTGACTTACCGGCAACGGACAAGAATGCAAGCCCCAGAACTTTCAAGCCTGAAGTATGGAAGATGGTTGATGAACTAATGGAAAAAGCAGACAACAATGAATTCCTCAATTCGATTTTCAATGCTTCGCTTAAAGATGAACCAACTAAGCTTAGCAAAGACAAGGTGAGGGTGTTTCAGGCAGCACCTATTGCTTTGCAGATAGTAATTCGTAAGTATTACTTACCCATCGCGCGCTTTTTGTCTGTGAATCCCTTAGTGGCTGAATGTGCAGTGGGCATTAACAGTCACGGGGTGGAATGGGATGAGCTCAGTAACTACATGGCAAAATTCGGAGATGACCGAATTATTGCTGGCGATTACGCAAAGTACGATCTGCGTATGCCTGAACAACTGACTCTTACCGCTTTTGCTGTAATGCTCGAGATTGCAAAGTGGAGTGGCAACTATACTAATGATGACCTTCGGGTTATGAAGGTGGTTGCGCACGACGTTTGCTCTCCTTTGGTAGCATACAATGGAACACTACTTCGTCTTATGGGAACCAACCCATCAGGCCAGAACATGACAGTTTATCTCAATAGTGTTGTGAATAGTCTTTTGCACCGTCTAGCTTTCTTCGACTGCTATGACAAGGACGACCTCGTAACTATCGGGAATGAACTGGGATTGGGAAAGCCTGCGACCTTTCGGGACTTGGTAGCACTCTCGACATACGGAGATGATGCTAAGGGTTCCGTACGTGAGGGGTACGATAAGTTCAATCACATCTCAATGGCACAATTTTTAGCCAAGAACGATATCGTATTCACAATGCCTGATAAGGAATCTTCACCCGTTGCTTTCATGAACCGTTTTGAAGCAGATTTCTTAAAGAGGAAGGATTTATTCAACCCCGACCTAGGCGTCTTCGTGGGCGCTTTGGATGAGAATAGCATATTTAAATCACTGCACGCTGTGTTGAAATCAAAAGTGGAGACAGGGGAAACTGTCGCCGCAAGTAACATTGATGGAGCACTACGTGAGTGGTTCTTCCATGGACGCTCTGTCTATGAGAAGAGGAGGGCACAGATGGCAAAGATAGCAGCAAAGGCTGATCTTGCCGTCCCAGGATTGCTTGTAACATATGAGGAACGTGTACAGATGTTTAAGGAAAAGAATGAATACCAGCCCCAATCAGGTATTCTAGAAACTGATCACACGCCTTCAGTCGAGGAAGAATTGGAGGAAGTAATTGCAGACTTATCCAAGCTCATGGGACCTAGTCCACTTGAAGATGAGAACGGATATGCTCCCGTGTCAGACAAGCAGGTAAGGAAGTTTGTACCTATTGATCTGGAATATCGCGTGAGGATGGTTCTTGGGAAGCCATCTCTACAAAATTTTGCTATTGGATCATTTGGAGAATTTGATCTAGTGTACGAATCCCACAATACCATACTGACCATAGAGTGTAAGCAAATCCGTAATCATCCGGAAGCACTCTTAGACAAAGCTAAGGCTCAAGCTGTCAAATATGCCCATGTAATGAAACTCCTTAAGCCTGGTTCAACGGTTTATGGAATGATTTATACTGAGTATGGTTTCTCAATTGTAACAGTACTTGGAGAACCTCGTATCCCACCTAGGTTTGAAAAGCTACTGAAATCTATCGGCCACATTGACTGGTAGAGACGCACGGTCCGTCATGACTTAAAACTGTCCGGAGGCGATACCGTATCGTCATCGTGACTCTAAGGAGAAACCAAAACGGCCCATGTTTCTGATTACAGGTGTATAACTATGGTTCAGTATTCCCATAGCTGCATGACTGCTTTAACATGGTATAATGACGCGAACATGCGAGTGCTTCTCCAGGCACAGTGGTTTATAGCCCCACAAAACAAAATACGAATAGGCAGGAACGATGATGCACGTCCCTGACCCTTAAACAACAAAGCGCATTAGTCAAGTTTTTACACTTTTCAAAGAGCCCAGGGTCTCTAATACCTTGGAAAACATCATGGGGTATTTCTATGATATCATTGATCAAGCATGGACTGAAGCTTTCCCTGAAGAAGTCATAGAATATACTCCGCAAAGCGGCGCCCTTGGAACCATCCAAGAAGAAGGCGTCGCCAATCTCACCTCACAAATCACAAACTTTGAAGAACAGGACCCTGGCTGGACCACAACCATTGGTTCGGGCAGTGACGCAACGATGAATCTAAGCAACACTAATGATTCTGAACTCGGCGGTTTTCTCTCGCGACCAACACGCATCGCGGAGTATCAATGGGCTGTCGATACACCTCTCTTTGAACGTTTCAATCCCTGGCAACTCTTCCTCAACGACCCCAGAGTCGCAGAGAAGATTGCCAATTTCGAACTTTATAGGAGCAAGCTCCATGTCAAGATGGTCATTTCTGGTACTGGCTTTCACTATGGCAGGGCTCTTGTCTCTTATAATCCTCTCATTGGCTTTGATGAAATTACTACTGAAAGGAACTTCCTAGATGTAGATCTCATTGCCGCTTCCCAAAAACCACATTTCTTCTTGAATCCCACCAATAATTCAGGAGGACAACTCGACCTACCTTTTTTCTGGCCCAAGAACTACTTATCCCTGAGTAGTACCGACAGGTCAGATATGGGCGAGATGGTGATTAAGTCGTTTGGATCCCTTCAGCACGCCAACGAAGGAAACGACCCGGTCACAATAACGGTTTATGCTTGGGCTAGTGACGTTGTGCTAACCATGCCTACTTCTATTACTACGCTCACAGCTGCGGATTATACTCCTCAATCCGGTACCCTCAATTCCGGTGATGAATACGGGCAGGGTATAATTTCCGCACCAGCCTCAGCGATTGCACACGCTGCAGGCAAACTCACAGATGTGCCAACAATCGGCCCG